TATAAACCTAACGACTTAGCAACAGTCGAATTCATACTTATACCATAATGCCAAGAATTACAAATTTAATACCATTTATTACAGGATTTGATGTCAAACCTAATATCATTTCTGTAGATGGTAATGTTACGTTTACAGATGGAACAAATGATGTAACTCCTAACCAAATACAATGTGAAGCGTATGGATATACATACAACAAAAATTTAGGAACTTGTTCAGCTTTTACTTATAACACAACAATTGATAGTAATGTAGATAATATTAATAATAAGACATACGGCTCAGGAAACGAAACTCAAACAGGAACTAATAATACTCTTATAATGGGAGAAAATAATACTATTAGAGGTCAATCAAGAAATAGTATTGTTACAGGAAATAAAAATGAAGTAATAAATGGAATAAATAATTCAATTGTTACAGGAACTTCAGGCGAAGCTACAGCAGATAATTCTACAGTATTAGGAGGAAACAATCCAACAGATGCTTTAGGAAAAAGGCAATCAATTAGAGTAATGTTTGGAAAACAAACTACAAGTGCTTCAACATTAGCAAGTAATTTAAATAATACTGCTGCAAGTTTCTTTGAAATACCTGAGAATACAATTTTATATTTTCACGCAAGTTGTTTAGCAGTTAGAGTTGGAGGAACAAGCGGATCAGGCGCGGTTGGTGATTATTGGTCAGCAATTGAAAGAGGCGTAGCTATTAACAAATCAGGAACACTTAGCATACAAAGAGAAAGAGACGTTATTAAAACTTCAGGAACGACATCAGGATGGGTTGCTAGTGCAGCAGTATCTGGAACAACTTTTAGAGTAAATGTTAGAGGTGCTAATAATATGACTTTAGAATGGACTTGTGATGTAAAATTCACACAAATAAAAACAGGAGTAGCATTATAAAAAAATAAAATATGGCGAAACAAGTATTAGAGATGGAAGTTAAGTCAAATATTGGCGACGTTTCCAAAGGAATAAATGAAGCAGCAGATGCAACTGGAAAGCTAAAAGATGAAACTAATAAATTAGATGATGCAACCAAGAAAGGCTCTAAAGGGTTCAAGGGTGTTGGAATGGCAGTTAAAGGCGTTGGAGGTGCTTTAAAAGCAGCAGGGATTGGATTAGTAGTTGCTTTACTTGCTAAACTATTTGAAGTTATTAGTCAGAACCAGAAAGTAGTAGATGCAATGGCAACTGCTATGGAGTTTTTAAGTATTGCATTTAATGACTTATTTAAACTAATTGCAAATAACGCTGAAGGTATAACAAATAATTTCAAGAAAATCTTTGAAGATCCTCGAGGTCAAATGAAAGAATTTGGTGTAGTTCTTAAAGAACAAATGATTGAAAGATTTGAAAGCCTTTTAGCTTTAACAACAAATCTAGGAAAGTCTATGCTATCTTTATTTAAAGGCGATTTTCAGGATGCATTAGATTTTGGAAAAGCAGGACTAGGAGAATATGTCGACGTATGGACAGGAACAGATGATACTATTGGTAAACTTAGCGAAACGCTTGAAGAAGCAGGAGAAGCAATTACAGAATATGGAAACAAAACATTAAATGCAGCAGAAGCAATTGTAGCAGCAAGAAAAGCAGCTCAGTTTGCAGAATTAGAAGTAAGAAGAATACAAGCTGAAAACCTAAAGTTAGCAGAAGATGAAAGGCAAATAAGAGATAATGTCAATAATACTTTTGAGGAAAGAATTGCTGCAAATGATAGACTATCAGTTATTTTAAAAGAGCAGCAAGAAGCTCAAATGAAAGCTATTTCAACTGAAATACACGCTTTACAATTAGCAACAGATATTAATGCAAGTGATGAAAATAAAATAGCATTAGCTTCTAAACAAATTGAGCAGTTAGAACTCATAGAAGCAATTAATGGTCAAGTATCAGAACAAAAGACAAACCAAGTAGGGCTTGAAAACGAATTAAGAGATGCTAAACAACAAACACTTTTGGCAGGTCTTGAAGGAGCGGAACTAGAATTAGAATCCTTAAGGCTAGACTATGAAGCTAAAGTAGAATTAGCAAGAAAAGCAGGTGAAGACATAGTAGCTTTAACAGAACAATATTCAAAAGATGTAACTGCAATAGCAAAAGCAGAAGCTAAAAAACAAAAAGACATTGATAAAGCTGTAAATTCTGCAAAAGTTGGAATGGCTCTTGATGGGTTAAGATTAATTACAGAAATAGCAGGAGAAGGTAGCGCAATAGGTAAAGCGGCAGCAGTTGCTTCTGTAACAATATCAGGAGTTGAGGGTGTACAAAATGCCTTTACTTCAGCACAAGATTCTCCATTGACATCAGTTTTTCCTGCATATCCATTTGTACAAGCAGGACTTGCAGGTGCGTTTTCAGCAATACAACTTCAAAAAGTTCTTAGCGGAAGCGCAGCAGGCGGAGGAGCAGGAGGAGGAGGAGGAGCATCAGGAACGCCAGCTCCGCAAATGATGTCAG